ATATCACGCGCTATAGCTGTTATAGCATTAGATGCGTCCCAGATAGTTTTCATAGGCTTTTGTTCTTCTTCACCATGTCTAGTATAAGCGGCTTTTGCCATTCTAGCGGATAGGCCTACGCGCTTTTGAAGAAATTTTAAGGCCTGTTCTTCATCTTCAGCTACTTGCGCTTCTTGCGCCGCTTGTATACCGTCCAGCACCTTAGTAGTTGATCCATTACTAAAGGATCTAAGCGCTGGCTGGGCTTCATCGCTAAAACGTTCCGCCGCGAATTTAGTATGTCTAATGGTGATTTCACTAAAATCTTCAACACCCCATGCATAACGGTTCTGGCATATACCGCGCATATACATTGTCGCGATCTTGCAAGATTTGGCGCCTACTTCACTATTTGAGATATAAAAACCTCTGAACACTAGATCAGGTTCACCATTAGGAAGCTTGCCTATTTCGATAGGGTTCAGATCATCTACTAGAAAAATAAAAACGTCACGATCAGATCCATATATAGTCGTACTCTCATTAGTGACTGGGGCAAAAGGATCATAGACAGCCATGCCGCTTTCCGATCCAGTTATATAACCGGGAATTTTAAACTTAGTAGCGGCGGCTATTTCTTGAACAGCGGCTACTATTTCCCAATCATATATACGGCCGTATTCGGATCCAGTAAGAGCTCTTAACTGACCTTTTGTAGACTTATAAGATTTTACCAGCTCTTTATTTCTGTTTTCTAACAAACCCCATTTAACGCAGTCCGCCGCTAATACTGCGGGTAGATCACGCAAGTAACCAGCTGGCGCACCAGCTAAACTACTGATCTGGCCAAAAGACCAATGAGTAGGAACCGCTTGATGTTCTTGTTTATTCTGATCAGTAAATTCCAGCGTTATCTTGCCTTGTCTTATATCGTTTTCATCTACATCACCGTTTATGTGTAAATTCTTAACGTTAAGAACGTCCGCTTGCATCATTTTATAATCATTAAACTTGAAATCACGCAATGCTTGCAAAGATGTAAACCGTTCATCAGCTGGCCTACGCGCCCAGTTTGAAGCAATTAACCCAGCTTCGCTACTAATACCATGAGTTAAGGCGTCTGTTTTATATGTAAATTCGTTCATAGATTTACTCCTAAGTTATGTTAAAAAAGCGGACTGTTTTACCAGCCCACTTTATTTGTCGCATATATGCCTATACTTTTCAATAGTTAATTTTTCAGAAAGTTATTTTCTTTCACGCCGCTGTTTTGCTTCGATCCATAAAGACATAGTCACCGCTTTATAATATTGATTTAGCCTATCTTTTTCTTGCTGGATCAGAGCATCATATTCTTTAACAATGGCTTCTTTATTACCAGCATTAAACGCCGCCTTTGATCTTTTCTTAAATTCATTGATCTTTCCATAAGCGGCTATCTCTGCGAACCTAGCGGCGGCTACGCCAGTTTCAGTACATTGCTTGCAAGACCGGCCTTTATCATAATCAACCAACGGTTCTGGGTTGTTACCCTCCGCCCAGCCCGTTTTTTCATCTGGTAATATGGGCTCTTTGCAAAATACACAATGATGTTTTACTTCTTTAATATCTGTCATAGTTTTACTCCTTAATTAGTGACAATCTCTTATACTATACACAGTAAAAAAGGCCAGTCAATTACAACTGGCCTTTCCTTTATTTACGGCGGCGGCGGTCTATCCTGCTCCTGTATTCATCATATTTAGATCCATACATAAGACGGCCAAACCAATCAATTAAAAATAATATCTATATCACCCCCTTTCAATCCCATAGATCCCAAGCGTCACACGCTTCCAGACGCAAAGGGCTCTTCCTACCCTTTACGCCATGAAGAACCAGCCTACTTTTGGTTTCTATCCATAATTTTGCTCCGCATGGTCTTGGACGATCTGGCCTGTAAACCATACGCGCATTAGCTGGCAATTCTACTTCCATACAATATTTAGTCTGCGTTTTCTGCCGCCTTGCTTTCTGATCCCAGTAGTCATACTCCACACGAACTACGGGCTCACGCTCTTCACGCTTGGCATTACGCTGTATGATATTTTTATTTATGTGTATTATTTTCATTGTTTGATCCCCTGTTCTCTAGCCGCGTCTTGCATGATCTGGGTCAGAACGGGCTCCAGCTTTTCGTCTAATCTTTGAAATTGGGCATCACCAATCCCACCCCTACAATAAACGGATACTTTAAAGAATTGATGAAAATGAGAACGTCTATTCATCAGGCCGTTATTAAACAGATCATATAATAAGTTGCTGGCGACACGAAAGCGCTCCAAATATTTATTCTTAGATCTGCCCTGTGGTATTTTACCCTCAAAAGGCACCAGCGCGATAAGCTTCTCGTAAAGACTGCTAAAGCCCTCATTAACTGCCCAAGAGCTCTTGAACAAATTTAATTGATCACCGTACATTATTTTCCTCCTACACTATCAACTTGCACAGAATGGAAATCTCTATGGACAGTTTTTAAGTAATATTCCTTTGCTACTTTCTCATCACAAAAAGAAAAACCGCCATAGTCCTCAGTAATCTTTAAGGCTTTGTTCTCAGCATCTTTTTCAGTATCAGCCTCAACTTCAAAGTGAAAGCCCTCTTCATACGCAATTGCTACCCTAAATTTTTTCATCACTCACCTCCCAAGAACGTACCAGAACCATCATAAGATATTTTAGAAATATCTATGCGCTTTAATATATTTAAAACGTCCAGAGCATCAGTAAGCTGGGTTTCAGAGTGTTGATACTTTTTGAAAATTTCAGGGTTAGACAAAGTTCTCATATCTATCTCTGCGTCTGGACTAACCGCTATTTTTTGTAAAAGCTTTTTCAAATCTTTCTCGTTCAGACACAAACCCTCAAACTCAATATTATAATAATGCTCAGTCATGAAACCCTCCAAACGGAATATAGCCACAGAACACATCACAACCAATGTTGTAGATCTGATCTTTATCAAAGCCTCTTATTAACAAAGAAGCTATTTTACGTCTGGATAAAGGGGTTTTTAAAAACCCGTAGGTGGCAAAATATCTTTGCACCTCATCAATACTCAATATCAAAAAAATTTTACTGCGCGTCATTTTGGTTCCTCCCACAGATAATCTAATTGGTAAGCGCTGGCGTCCTTGAAGCCACCAGCATTGAATTGATCTAGTAACTTATCATGGACAATAGCTAGTCTGCGCTGGATACGTTCCATCTCGCTTTGATTATACTTGCCCATAAACTCAACTCCATCTAACTGAAGTTCAGTTCTGCCGCCAAACTCTTGGATCTCTCCAGCTATTTGCTTAAAGGCCGCACGAAGCGTGGCGATCTGCAAATAAGTAACCATTTTGAGTGGGGAAAGCTTCAGGCTATCCCAGTCCGGTTGTATTGGATCTTCATATTTTGTCATAGTTTTACTCCTGTCTAGTTAGTGACAATATCCCATAGATAAACTATTAGACTGGGCAAATCAAGTAAAAAATTTTATCCCATTGAAAAGGTTGTCTACATTTAAACTCTGGCTTGACCTTATCCAGACCGTCCATCTTTAGATCTACAGCGTCAGAACCCTTAAACAAATAGATCTCTGCTACATCAGACGGCGTAGGTTGCTTCTTTACCAGCACCCAACACGAACCCTTCCCGTGTCTGGTCAGCCAAGCTACCTGTGACGGACGTAAGTCTACTTTATTAGTGGTAGTATATTTGAGCTCTACAAAATGAAAAGCACCCAGCTGGTCACACATTAACAGATCTGGTATTCCAGATCCCACCCAGTTTTCAATTCTGGTTAGTATCAGTTTGTAATTCGACCGACTCGCTGCTTCCTTTACTTGCTTGTAAAATCCGCTCTCTCGCTTTATTGCGGTTGCTGGTATTTTCTTCAGGTGTGATGTCGATTGTGACTGGGGCATAACTATTTTTGATCTCCTCTAATGCTTTCATTACTTCTTCCTTAGACATACTGTCTATGCTCCCGTGTCGTATCTCTGATTTATTAACGTAGATATCCCCTTGCGCCATACCTCTGGCTTTCTCAGCCATAACAGCCGCAGAGTAAGCACCGTTCTGAAGCGCCAGATCACGGATAGTTTGCAAATCACGGATATGCCTGTGAAATGTAATCCCGTACTTCTCGTCCAGCTCACGCCTATACTCTTTTATAGCATGACACACGTGCGGTGAGATTCTTGGGTTAGTGAGCTCATACGCTCTAGTATGTGCAGAGCCAACCGAATACCCAGCATTTATTGCTGCCTCTCTAAATGTTATCTGCCCGTCCTTACTTACCAGCTCTTTCACAAACAGTTCTTGCTTTCGAGTTAGTGGGCTATGTATGTCCGCTGGTCTTCTTCCGCGTGTTTCGTATTGTATTCCTGATTTAGTGGGTCTGCGTCTTGCCATGTGTTAATCCAGTTAAAAAGGTCTAGTTCGTTATTTCTCTATATACTATAGACACAAAATAAAAAAAATAAAAAACCATTTACCCCCCCATTAAGGAACATTTGTTAAATAACGGAATGTTTACATTTTTAAAATTAAAGTGTAAACAAATATGTAATCGTTAAGTCCTTATAATATAAGGGTTTTAAGCAATAATTACATATTTACACCGATTACACCTTTTCAAAATAAAAATTAAAAAAATATTTTCAGCTCTATATAATATAGGCAAATAACTACAACAAGTGCCAAGAGTTCCGAAAACGGCCATCATTATGCTCTTTTTGCTTCTCGAGCATCTGTTCAGCATCTTTGCGATTTGTCACGTTATTCGTGATCCGATGTCCGGCCGCCTCGATATAATACAAGGGTTTATTGTCAAAGCTTTTTATTTCTTTGATGACAAACTTATCCAACGGACATTTGGTGCAGCAGCTCTTTTACTTGTGTGGCATCGATACACTCTTTCAGCTTTTTCTTGTAAAAGGTTGATGTGAACTTTGGCAGCTCCCTGTCAAAACGTTGCTGCGCCATGATCTCATCTTTTTTTCTACACTCCAGCTCGTAAAAGAGCTCGTCATTCTCCAGCTTAAATTTTTTTTCCTCTGACGTTTCTTCACGCAATCTGCAAATTTGTTGCACTAGCATATTAACGTTGATGCGTATCTTTACTTGCTTTTCTGTAAACTGTCGTATTTCTTTCGTGGTTAGTGGTGTTATCTTCATGGTTGTTCCTTTAGCATTTCTAATACTTTGGTGAGCGCATCAACAGCGCCTACGTTGTAGGACATGACTACGGGAGAGGGGCTGGAGCTGTGAATATTAATCTTTTTGTATTCTAATATCTGCTGCTCTACCGCTTCAGTAATATTTTCTATCTTTAAACTCAGCTTTCCCATATGTTTCATGGCCTGTGTGTGGTTGCCCACGACTTTTGTGTTAATGTTTTTTATGTCCATCTCTATCCTCGTTCATTATCATATCCGCTAAGTTTTCAAAGTCTTGTGCGATATACACTATGTTTGTGTATTGTATATACTTAGCTATTTTTATTATTCTTCTTGTTTCATCGTCGTCGGGGAGCAAGCCGCGCTCCCCGTAGGTTATTATATAGCGTAGGACCTCTTCCACTAGAGGCCTAATACTTCCCGTAGAATATTGCTGGGCACGGGGCTATCTGTATCTATTTTACCTATTCGCAATGTAACATATCCATCATCATCTATTTCGATATATGATACATCGTCTGACACAGTATTCAAAGCATTGGTTAGATCATTCCATGTCATTTTTGCTCTCCTCTAAAACATATAAATTGTCTTTACGTTTTACATCAGACAACGCTTGTAAATGAACATCATCATATCCCTGAGCAATCCATTCGTCATAGTGCTCTTTTGCTCTCTCGTAGCTGGTGTAATAATCATCACAGGCACCTACCCAAACCACATACTTCC